TTGATCTTGTACAACGTGGTGCAAGTATTCAAATCTCACAGGACTATTCTTCTATGGTTAACTTTGCACGTTGCAAGGTTTTGGGTGCTAATGTTCTTAGAGGTCCTAATCAACTTCCTTGGGATGGTAAACTCAAGTATGATTACCAACTGTGGATCGACTCCGACATTGTTTTCGATACAGAGAAGTTCTACCGTCTCGTTGCAATGGATAAGGATATTGCATGTGGCTGGTATATGACTGAAGATGGAAAGACTACTTCGGTTGCTCACTGGTTGGAAGAAGATGACTTTGCAAAGAATGGTGGTGTCATGAACCATGAGACTGGAGAATCTATCTCACGTCGTCGTAAACCATTTACAGTTGACTACACTGGTTTCGGTTGGACACTGATTAAGCACGGTGTGTTTGAGAACGAGAAGATGGAGTATCCTTGGTTCGCACCTAAGATGCAGGTCTTTGATTCTGGTGAAGTTCAGGATATGTGTGGAGAGGATGTCTCCTTCTGTCTGGATGCCAAAGAGGCTGGTTATGATATCTGGTGTGATCCTCTGATTCGTGTTGGTCATGAGAAGACCCGAGTCATCTGATCTCTTATATTCTGCGGCGGCGCGTTTCAACCGCGTCGTCAATTCAAAAAAATCGCGAAAACAAACTCTAAGGACTAAATAATGGCTGCAATGAAACTTTCTCGTTCTGGAACATCGTTCGTAGAAACGACTCCTAAAAAGACGAGACAGGGAAACGGTAAGAATACTAAATACTCTGCTAGTTCCCGTAATGCGAAACGCAAACGTTACCGAGGTCAAGGAAAGTAATGGCTGATTCAGATCCTAGAATGTCCCCAAATGCAGAACCTGCTGCTAGAGAAGACGCAATGCAGTTCAACTATGTTGTAGGTGGTGGTCGTAGGGAGGCAGCGAAAGCAGAACCATCTGTGCATTCGCCACTAGCCGCTGGTTAATAGTGAAAAAACTTAAATTCATATCGCAGGATCAGGAGATGGCACTGATCCAAGAGATGTCATATAGGATTAAAATGTCCGATATTGACATTCATCCATCAAAAACATGCTTCTTGATGGTGTCTCCTGACTATTCTGCGGTTGTTACTCAACATCTCTCTCATTCATTGTCTATGGATGGGGAGATTTTTCATATTGAAGCAGTAAATGTACCCTTCCCCGATGAAGATAGTCTCGACTACAAGGTCGATTTCGCGGAAAAGTACGTTGACTGGGCAAGACAATGGGAAAACTTCGTTCTAATTGAAGCAGGTGTGATCCGAGGAGGTAACTATACATGGATTACACAGCAAATGGAGCTGGTTTCTAACAACAAATACTATACAGTTGCTCTTTGTGAGAACACAGGAAGTAAGTTTAAGAGCGATTTTGTTACACTCTACTATAATGATATAAACGAAGACTTACATTTCTGGTGGGAACAACCAAATAATCATTGGAAATTCGACTCTAAATAGAAGTGGAGATAGAAACCTCCATAAAAGTTCTGTTTTCAGAACTCTAGGAGGATAAAATGTCTGTAAACCCCATTCCAGATATGAGTGAAGAGTTTATTAAGTCGGGTATGACACTCATAACTGACCCAAAGTCCGACAAATATCTAAAAGAGCTTCGTGAAATTGCTCACGATGATGAAGAAATTGACAAAACCCTTATAGATAGTAACTAAAGTAAGAAAAAAACACCATGGCTGAAGCCGAACAGCTCAGAAAGATACTTCCTACTGCTGGCAAAAGCACAATTTCGAGAACTTTTAAGGATATAAGCCTATCTTTTCGTCGTCATCCCGTAACTAACGACATTGTACCGTTAAAAAACGATGATGCTGTCAAGAGATCGGTTGTAAATCTGGTAAGAACTCGCATGGGTGAACGTTTTTTTCAGCCAATTTTGGGTGCTAACATTGAAAATCAAATGTTTGAGCTTCAATCACCCGAAATTGCTCAGTCAGTTGAACAAGAAATAAGAGTTTTACTTGATAATTATGAACCTAGGATCGATGCAACTGAAGTTCTTGTTACTTTTCCACCCGATTCTAACGAATTACTAGTAAATATTAGTTATGACATCGTAGGACTACCCTTTCCTACACAAAATATTGAGTTCCTCCTCCAGCCAACTAGAGTATAATGGCGTTTAACCAGTTTACCAACCTAGATTTTAATGGTATAAGGGATCAAATTAAGGATTACCTTCGAACTAATACGGATTTTTCCGATTTTGACTTCGATGGATCAAACTTTTCGATCCTAATTGACATTCTTGCGTATAATACTTACATTACTGCCTACAATACTAACATGGCAGTCAATGAAGTGTTCCTTGACAGCGCTACTTTGCGTGAAAATGTCGTTTCACTTGCAAGAAACATTGGTTATGTCCCAAGATCTTCTAGATCTGCGGAAGCTGTTATCAGTTTTACGGTAGATTTGGGGACAAATGAGACTAGAACCGTTACATTGAAGGCTGGAACAGTTGTTTTGGGTAACGTTCAAGGAGGAAATTACGTTTTTTCCATTCCTGAGGACTTTGTTGTCGCAGTAAACGACCAAAACCTCGCAATTTTCGATAATATTACCATCTATGAAGGAATCTACCTCACCAAATCATTCAGAGTTGACTATTCACTATCAAATCAGCGTTATATTTTACCTAACCCGAACGTTGATGTCGAGTCTATCCGAGTTAAAGTAGTTTCTACTACTTCTGATGCTTATCAGAGGTACTCAAACATCCTAAATGTGGATGCAAACTCTAAATTATTCCTTGTTCAGGAGATTGAAGACGAAAAATACGAACTTCTCTTCGGAGATAACATCCTCGGCAAGAAACCACCTGCTAACTCCACTGTTGATGTCAGTTATATTGTCACTAATGGAAGAAATGGTAACGGTGCAGCGAACTTTTCGTTCTCTGGAGTCTTAAAAGACGACCAAGGAGCAACGATTACGAGTGGTGTTTCTCTAATTACTACAAACGACCCTTCAAACGGTGGTGACGGAGTTGAATCTATTGACTCTATCAAGTATTTGGCGCCTCGTGTATACGCAGCCCAGTACCGTGCAGTGACTGCTAACGACTATAAGAGTATCATTCCCTTAATTTACACAAACGTCGAGACTGTGACCGCATATGGCGGGGAAGAACTCGATCCTCCTGAGTTTGGAAAGGTATTCATTTCTATCAAACCCAAAAATGGTAGTTATTTGTCGCAAATTACAAAAGACTCTATTTTAAGGCAACTCAAACAGTATTCTATTGCTGGTATTAAACCAGAATTGGTTGATCTTCAATACCTTTACGTTGAAGTTGACTCAAGTGTGTATTATAACGCAAACGTTGTTTCCGATGCTACTGGATTAAGAACAAAAGTTGTCAATACTCTTAATGCATACGCTCAGTCTGCTGATATTAATAGTTTTGGTGGAAGATTTAAGTATTCTAAGGTTATTGGATTGATTGATGATAGTGATAAGGGTATTACTTCCAATATCACTAAGGTTCGTATTAGAAGAGACTTGATTCCCGAGTTTAATGCATTTGCAACTTATGAATTATGCTTTGGTAATAGGTTCCATCAAAAGAGAACTGGATATAGTATTAAATCTTCTGGATTTAACATCGATGGTGTTGAGGGAACCATCTACATTGGTGATATTCCCACAACTTTAACTAGAGGAAGACTTATATTCTTTAAATTAGAAAATAATACTCCTATTATCGTCAAGAACAATGCTGGTATAGTCAAGTATGACGAAGGAGAGGTTCTTTTGGATGTGGTAAATATAACGGGTACTGATTTAGCTTCTGGATTCGTTCAAATCGAAGCAGTTCCAGAATCTAACGATATTATTGCACTGAAAGACTTGTATCTACAAGTTGATATTGGTAATAGTAGGGTTGGTACTATCCAAGACGTTGTTACTTCTGGTGAGAACACGTCTGCAACCCAATACATCACTACCTCCAGCTTCTTAAACGGAACCTTCACGAGATAAATGTCTGACAATACTTCCGAGATCAAGAGAGTCAAATTTAGTCATATAATTGAGTCTCAGATTCCAGAATTTCTCAATGAAGAATCTCCTTTCTTCAAAGAATTTCTGGATAAGTATTATACGTCCGTTGAACATCAATCTGGGACGGTAGATCTCGCTACAAATTTACCAAAATACAGACAGATCACGGCTTTTAATAATGAGTCGTTAATTCCATATACTTTTCTGACCAAAAAGACTTTTGCTGGTTCAAAGCAAATTAAAGTCCTCTCTACAACAGGTTGGCCAGACAAATATGGTCTTTTAAAGATTGATAATGAAATTATTGTTTATAAAAACAAAATTGAGAACAAAGTAATTACAACATTACTTGGTGATTGGCAAAATCAATCAAATATTATCCTTTTAGATAACACAAAGGGTATTGAAGTTGGTATGTCTATTTCTGCAGGGACAAATTTCCCTGTAGGGACAACTGTTGCCGCAGTTTCCGATAAATTTGTTTATGTAAGTCAAAAATCGGTTACAGTAGGTGGACAAACTCCCGTAACCTTCGTTCTCAACTCTTTTGAAAATTGTTTTAGAGGATTTTCTGGAATTGAGAAAATTCAACAAGATATTCAATCGGAATTTTTGCAATTTGCACAGACTGATGCAGATGAGCATGATATTGGCACTATTGATAACCCAAAATACGTTTTTAACTTAAGTAACCTTTTTTTACAAGAGTTTTTTACTAAATTTAAGTCTGAATTCTTGCCAGGATTCGAAAACAGAGATTTTACCGAAGGTGTTAACCTTTCTACTGTTCTAACGAGAGCAAAAGACTTTTACAGTGCTAAAGGAACGGATACTTCGTATAAAGTAATGTTCAAATTACTTTATGGTGAAGATATTAATATTATTAAACCTTCTGAATACACATTAGTACCTTCTTCTAACAATTACTTCAAAACTCGTAATGTTTTGGTTGAAAAACTCTTTGGTGGAGACGCTATTGAGACAAAGGGTAATTTCTTAAACCAAAATATTGCTGGAGTAGGTACGGTTAACGCTTCAATTTACAATATTGAATATCGACCAATTAAAAATAAAGATTTCTATGAAATCTCTCTTGATTCTGGTTCTTTCAGTGGACAGTTCCAAGTGCCTGGTAAAACTAAGGTTCTAGAAAGAGTTACTGCTGGTGCAAATAATATTCTAGTTGATTCTACTATTGGATTTGGTAAAACTGGTAGTTTGCTTTTAAAACCAACTCCAATTTCTGATTTTATTACCGTTGAATACAACGACAAGACGAGTAATCAGTTTTTAGGTGTCACTGGTATCACAACAGACCTTTCGTTCGGTGCAGACGTTTCTGAGGACAAATTGGCGTATGCCTACGCTGGATTAGGACAGACTTCTCTAGTTCAGTTCAGATTCGTCAATGTTATTGATACTGTTGATTTTACCGACACTTCTAATATCAGAGTT